ACTGTACTGCGGCGCGCCAGCTGTTTAATGCGCGGATCCGGAGCATCGTATGAATCCGGCAGCGGAAGCCCTTCACCGTAAGCCATGGCATTGGACTGCCCGGCCAGTACGATGACGTAGTACCAATCCGGCTCAGTTGCACCACTGACCACCACATCACCTTCTGCTGTAATCGCCTGCATCAGGGTATAAGGGGTTATGGCCACCGGACTACCAAACGGCTGCCAGCCCTCTTTCAGTTTGTGTGTCAGCTTTTCCGCAAGGTCTGACGGCGACGCCGCCCTGACAACATCATAATGTTTAAATGTCATTATTCCTCCCGGCCGGGATAGTGTATTAAATCAGATATGGAGTGGGCTGTAGTCCGGAAGCCTGAATGACACACGGGGACTACAGCCCAAGAAATGAAAAAAGGCCACGCAGTTGCGCAGCCTGATAAACCCTGGTTAAAATCCACACGATAACAACACAACAATATCAGTATCTCATGCTATTGCCCGAACCCATTCGGGCATTTTTTACCCATAAAAAATGCCCCTCCGGAGAGGGGCATGTTTGCATGCACATTCTTTTTCTTGCATGGTGCCGGGTGCCTCCCGGTGAATTCAGTATCAGCACCTGAATCCGCGATTATCCCATATACCTGGTTGCTGATCGCCCCTCCGCACAGGGGGATTCACCATGCAGAAGTGTTTTTAATAAACAGCAAACAAAAAAATCAAGCATTATGCAGGCTGTTTCTTTTTATCACCGGCCACAGCAATACCACATTGCCGCAGACCAGCACCCCATCCGCCAGCACCGACATGATTCTGCTGGTGAAATCCACCATCACCACCAGAAACAGCAGGAGTGCAGCCACAGCCAGGCGCAGTTTTACCGTCACAGGTGATTCTCCAGACGAAGACCCAGAACACCGGCAATCTCTTCCAGCACCTTGCGCTCTTCCGGCTCAATTTCGCCGTCTGCCTCCGCAATGGCCACCGCCACATCCAGCACATCTTCCGCTTCACGCGTATCGTGTTTCACATCCTCAATCTCGCGTAACGCGGCACGACGACCAATTTTAAAATTGGTATCCAGCTGACCGATAATGGTTGCGCTAATCGCATTAATTTCCGAGGTAAACGCAGACAACGCAGGCTGATTACGTAAGACCTGTTCGATCTTCGCTTTCTCGGATGCCTCGCATTCACCATCTGCATAGGCCACCAGGTATGCAGCGTTAATCACCGCCTGTGCCAGATCGCGTTTCTCAAACTTTTTAATTTCCGCTGCCGCTCTGCGGGTTTTCTTTTTGAAGATTCCAAACATCGTGACGTTCCTTTGGGTGGGTGAGCCAACGCCCGGGAGCGATCTGCCCACAGAGAAAGTCACACTGACCACTCCGTAAGCTCACCCCCGAAAGGCTCTGTGGTTGATATGCGCCGGGCGTGGCGCAGATACAAAAAAGGCCCGCCGAAGCGAGCCTGGAAAATAAGTGTGGCGCGTTGTAGTGGAGTCTAACCACTGACCGATTGCTTAGAAGGCAATTGCTCTGTCCGACTGAGCTAACAACGCATGATGCTGATAATGGACCGCCATCGGGGACTTGACCCCCGCGCAGCCAGCTTCGAAGGCTGGCGCTCTGTCCCGATGAGCTAATAGCGGTATGTAATATGGTGGCCCTTGCTGGATTTGAACCAGCGACCTGGCGATTATGAGTCGCTCGCTCTCACCACTGAGCTAAAGGGCCGAGCCAAAAAATAATAATCAGATGAAAATCAATAATCAAGCCCTTGCCTGGATACATATCTGTCTGGCGGGAAGCCATAATAGCGGTGAAATACAGAAATAAAGTAGGACCTGCTTGAATAACCGCATTTTTCTGCTATAGCCTGTCCATATCCATGCCGGGAACATAACATATTTACAGCAACACGCATCCGCTCTTCCAGCAACAAGCGACTGAACATGCCCCCTTCATTTTTCAGTTTTGTCTTTAACAAACTCTCACTCATATGCAACTGTAGAGCAATCGCACCAAGCGTCCAGCTTGCTGATATATCTGTCTGAATTATCGCCCTGACTTTGGCACTTATGCTGGATAAACATCCACTTAAAAACAATGACATCCGTTCATCTGTTTCAAACAGAGACAGGCAGGCCATCATAAGAAACATATCCGTGGCCTCTCCGGAAAATCCCTGGCTGGTAATTAAAGCCGCAGCCAACGCAGGATTGTTGGGTTCCAGCAACAGGTAAAGCGGAATGTCAGTCAGACGAGTCCTCGTCAGCTTATGCTGACTTTCCAGATATTGACTTACGACGGATTCGCTTATATCGACAATTTTAACTTTGCCATAATGCATAAGGAAAAGCTCCCTGATGCATTTGGTGGCCAGAACAACTGAGCCTGGCTTAAGTGACAACGTATCCTTTTCAAGAAAAATATTAATTGGGGAGCAAACCATGATAACTGAACAGACAACAGCCATTATAATTTTACTTTCATTAGCAATTGGTTAGCTCAATTATAGCCCCAAAAGGTAAATTATCATCAACACATAAGCAAAGGACTGACAGGTGTCGCCCCCCCACCAGCCGCCCATTACCACAAATTAAAAAGCCTTCACTGCGGAAGGCGTCTGTAACAACCGAACTGATAATCTGCCAGACCCGCCATAACAAGCTGAGTCAGTATTAACTGGCAGCGTTCGCGTGAAAGGTAAGTATTCTGCGCAATTTCCCCGACGGTCGCCGGTTCGGTGACGCTTAATTCATTAAACACCACTCTGGCGGTTTCGGTCATATCCTGCTGTTTTAGCATGCCTTTTTCCCTTTTCTGGTTAACGTGACATACCAATACCTCTTGTCGAAAAAGCCAGCAAGCTGAAAGACCAGTATTCACAACTACCAGCGCGTTTAATGTTCTGTGCCGTTTTTCAGGCATAAAAAAACCCGCATAAAGCGGGTTCTTTCAGGTGTCCATGTCTGCTATTCGCCTCGCGGTACAGCTTTGCGAAGCGTAGCTGGATTGAAACAGTTTATGGCTAAAAATACAAGCTTTTTTTCTAAAACTGCACAAACCTTACTACCAGCCAAAAATCCTCTTCGTGCAACAACAAACGCCCTCCAGATTCTAAGCGTCAGTAAAAGAAAATGCATCTCGCATCAGTGGATACAGAATAAACTCAGCTATTCTCAGCCACATATCTATACGATTGCGGCATGTTGCATAGCACCACTCAGGGTGAACCTCATTCAACAATTCAGCCATTTTGCGTTTACTCATCCCCCGCCCTTCGTATCTTTGCCGCAGGATATAAATCAATCCAGGATAACGTGCAAGCGCTTTACTTATCACCCCATCAATGCGTAACGCCTCTGCATCAGTACAGTGAGACAACCAGCTCTTCTGTCTGCCAGCGATCATCTCTCGCAAGAATGCTTCCAGCTCTGGTTTATCAATCCCTGACTCCCTGATTCTACGCAGGGCTTCATTGATTGCGGTTTTTGTCAGTTTTTTGGATGCCAGCAACTGATTGAACATATTTCCTGTTTTGCTACCACCTATATACGACCAACGCCCCCACATCCGTAATTTCCCCTGGATCCAGACGGCTTCCAGCGTTTTTAGACGTAAATGCTCGCCGCTTTTGCCTGTAATTTCCGGGTATATCATATTTACGATCACTCACTCTCAATTTTGTAAATCTTCACGCCCAGCCGCCCACCAGGAACGAGCTGACCGCGCACAATATTGATTTCATCAAACTGCTCGTCGTCTATGAGAAGTCCGGCATGCGTCAACGCATCCAGTGGTGCTTTCAGGATATTGTCCAGGTCACGGCGGCGCTTATCCGGTGGTTCTGCAATAATTTTTATTGCCAACCTTCCGGACAGGCTTAATTTCAGCCGCTGCTGGCGAACAATAAGCGCCACTGCCCGGCGATAACGCTCCCCGGCTTTTGATACAAAATATGTGCTGCCACGACGACGCCAGTAAGTGTTCACCGTTGGCGGGTAAGGCAAAACAAATTCTATGCGTTCAGTCATTTATGCTTTCCACTTCAGAACACCCGAATTTCTCGCGTGCATTAAAAAACGAATCAGCAACAACAGCTGGCTGCCGTGTTTTTCTTCAAAATCTTTTACCCCGGCGTGTAGTTCGCTATGGCATTTACGGCACAGCGGAATAACAAACAAATCATCAGCCTTTGTTCCCATCCCTCCCAGTCCATGACCAATGATGTGATGCGGATCATCTGCCTGATTACCGCATGTCATGCATTTCTGCGTTTTTACCCAGCGCGTGTATACAGGCATCTCTTCCCGTTGTGGTTTCTGGCGCTGGAGATACTGAGCCGGAGATTCCGGATCAACGGCAATGCTGACCACCGTCTTTTCCTGTGGTGGGTTCTGTTGCTGGTGCTGGTGGACGTGAGGCGGTAGCGCAATATTTTTTGTGCGCTGCTTCAGTATGCCGGTGGCGGTCTGCTCTCCCGGTACGATGTCGCTTTCACGGTACATTGAGCGGATTTTTTCCGCACGCAACCCCAGCGAACGACGTAATACCGCTTCCGGTAGCGCGTCCGCCACCTGATTGCGGACCGCCCACCAGGATAATTCAGCCAGAGATAATTCACGCTCCTGCGAGCCATTCATTGCATGGCGTATGACGTCAATCATCCAGGCTGCCAGGTTTTGTTGAGCCAGATGTTCCAGTGATTCGGAGGTCTGGTCGCGCAGCTGGTTGTCGCAGTGCCAGCACAACACCATTGCGCCGGTACCATAACGGTGAATGACGGTTTCACTGTGGTGATAATCACCGTGTGGCCACTGGCAGGATTTAACATGGCGCAGTAACCAGTCAGACAATGCGCCAGCGCCACCAGCAGCACGAATCACTCGTTCGTCGCTGAAAAATGGCAGTAATGATTTATCCTCCGCCAGCGGCTGGCGAACGGCAGGAACGACCCCGGACGGCAGATTACGCATGCTTTTCGGTTCCGGCTCCACCAGTACCCGGGTATTGTGGAATACCGGCATGGATTCACGGCCCGGCTTAACGATCACCAGCCCGAGTTCCGGTACCAGAACAGGTCGAAGTAATACCCGCACGTTACCTCCAGATGCGTTGCTGGAATGTGCGGGACGGACGCGGTGGTCGTTCGGAGTAAGGAAGCCTGACGGAGATTATCCAGTGACGATAATCGAGGCTGAGGGCTTTCTTAATCTCGTATCCGTGTCTGCGGTAGCACTGAATTAGCCACTCGGCCTGTTCTTCAGTGCATGGGGGGTGCTGGAACCAGTCAGATTTGAAAGTGCGGGAACGCCGCCCGTGCCTGCTGGCAGGGGCGGCAGAGTTATCCGAATTGTAAAATTTGGTATCGTGCGCCATCTGTTTTCTCTGCTGGCGCAGCAGGTGCCAGTTGTTCAGGCTGACGGATGGATTGTAAACCAGAACGACCAGAAAAAACAAAACCCGCCGAAGCGGGTTAAGTGCGGGTGCGTTGAGGATGCCTGACACATCAGCGGTGGCGAGGGATTTCTCCCCCGCCGGGTCTCTTACTCCTCAGGTTCGTAAGCTGTGAAGACAGCGACCTCCGTCTGGCCGGTTCGGATTCGTACCTCGCAGAGGTCTTTCCTCGTTACCAGTGCCGTCACTATGACGGTTAAACAGATGACGATCAGGGCGATTAACATCGCCTTTTGCTGCTTCATAGCCTGCTTCTCCTTGCCTTTCGGCACGTAAGAGGCTAACCTACATTTGTGAGACATAGATTGGGCCTCAGATTAATGTTAAGCGTCTTGCAGGACGCGTAATGTTAACTGGGGCTTTTCTCTATCTGCCTTTTGGTGTTCATGCCTGAGACAGATAGCCTCAAGCACCCGCAGCAATTCTACTTAACTCTCCTTTTCCCGCAAACCGTTTTTACCCGATATGGGAATTCCCATATCGTAATGAATTCAGTTCCCTAGTCGATCCATCAAAAACACAACCAGGCAGTAAACGCCCACAACAGCAACAACAGCCAGCGCACCTTCCATTGCCAGTGATATATCATCCGACATATTCCCTCCTTTGGTGTTAATCCCGGCGAACGTTTTTACCCTCACCGACAAATAACATATACTAAAAAAGCGATAGCCATAGCAACGCCTGTAATTGCAAATGCTTCAGGCCAGTTCATTGGCGCACCTCCTGCGGCGGTTCTGGTAGAGGCATCCAGTGTGATGGTATCCACGACGCACCAGGTATTATCCACCCATCATTAGCGTCAGGATGCCCCGGGATGTAAGTCGCCCATTTCATTCGCCAGTCACCTTTCCTGCCAAAATCCCTGGCAACAAGAACGGCTGTTTTGGTATCCGGCATTCGCTCACTACAGCTTATCCAACTATCCGGAGTTACCGGATAGTTGCCCGATAGTGCATTCTGCTCCAGTGATGCTTTTACAAACCACGCTGCCTGAACTATAACGCCATGAATCCAGCGCAAATCAGCATCGCGATCTTTCTTTTTCATCTTTTCGCCACTTAAGGCCTTGCTTATGTGGCTGCGTGCCAGGTCTTCATGTAATTCCTTCGCCTCCTCAATGGTGAAACCACCAGGCAGAAGAGCCGGAGTTACCGGAGAGCTGGTTGACGCTTCCGGGATTTTCCGAAAATTATTGGTTGACGAATCTTTATTTTCCCGAAAGTTTCCGGACTGAAACATGGCTTCGCGGCAATCGTTCCAGCCTGTAGCGTATGCAGCCGCTTTGCTGCTGCCTTCAACTGGCGCATCCTGCCAATACATTTCTTCCGGCACTATCGGCGCTGGAGGGGCGGCAAATAGATATCCGCCAAAGTCAGGAAGCTCTCTAATGGCCTGTACAAATTTTTGTTTGCCTACGTCAACCCCTAATGGGTAATGAGCTATAATCTTTGCCACCGGCTCTGCTTCCAGCGATGCCAGCGCAATCCGTGCCAGTTCCATTTGTTCACCACGGGTAAGCCCGTTTTCAAGCGGATTTTTAATGAACAATTCAATACGTTCTTTGGTAATAGTGGTCATGTGTTACTCCTTAACCCGCAGTGCTTTCAACTGATGAGGGGAACAAAATCTTTTCATCAAACCCTGCATTCATATCATGAACAGCAACACACCAATCCATCGACGAACGATTATCAAGAGCCTCCATGATTTCATCCATGCGGCGTAGGTCATACAGGTAAATGCTTTTATCGCCAATGGTGTAAAAGCCAATTTTTTTCGGTGATGGACAGCGATCAAGAACTTCCTGTAATTCGTTCAACCATGCCCGTTCTTTTTTTGTCAAAGTTGCCATATCAGTTTTCCTTATACGGATTAATTTTATTGTGCAGTGTGTTGAATGACGCCCATACCACGTCGTTATACAATTCAATAACTGGCTCAATTATTTTTCCGATTATCCAGACTAGGATTAACGGGGATATCGGTATCATCAACACGATAAACAGAATGAGAAACAGAAATTCTGTTGTTCTACTCTTTCGCGGATATTTTTTCTAAATAATGTGACCATTCATTACCGCCCTTTCGGGCGGCCTCCTGACATTAATCGTTGTGATAACTCATAGCTTCATTTGTAGCATCAACCGGATCAACCTCCCACCAGCAATAATTTGGTGCGTTTCCTTCAGGTGTCCACGGTTCTAATTCATTTTTTGCCACATTCCCATCGCCAGTAATTTTAAAAATCTGCTCAGAGAATTTTCTTGCCCACTCGTTATATTTTTCCGCATTAATGGCTTTCTGTGTATTTAACATAAATATACCTCCAGTTAAGGATTAAATTTTATTTACAGTGCTGAACTTAATTATTCAGATTTGGATTATGCTTTCTCTTCACGAAGTTCCGATTGTTAATTTGGCTCACAACAGCACCTTCTGAAAATTACCCTGATAGAAAGCCAGTACACGCTGCATAGCTTCGCTCTTCCGGCACTCGCTACAGATTATGTTCAGACGCCTGTCGTAGCGGCGTATTTCTCCGTCTGGTAATGACCAGATAAGATCCGGATCAACCACAGATGGTTTCTTCACCTTTGCCCTAGATAGTTTTTTGCGGGCATTTTGCCAGTCCTTACGAGCCTGTTCAGACGGGAATAACCCGTAACCAGAGTTGTATACATCGCCACTGGCAACCAGCTCTCTGGCGAGAACGCTCATCAGATATCTTGTCGCACCTGTCTTGGCTTCCAGTTGCCGTAACGTCTCGCGCCCACTCCGGCGTACTAGTTCAACAACCTGCCCTTTAATTTTTTCCCGCTCTTCTTGTGTAAATACTTTTGCCATAAGCGCCTCCGGCAATCACTTTTCCGATACAACACGGCGGGAAGAATCAGTAATCTGTCGAACAATATCCCGGTGCTTGTTCAGCTCCCGCAGCGCGGCGCAGACTCGCTCCCACTTCTGAACATCACTTTTCGCCCTGCGCAGCGCCAGGTTTGCCCTGCGAAGGGACGGAAAAATCAGCTCATCTGCTTGCGTTTCGGTAAACGATGGCAACGGCTGCACAATGTCCGCCACAGTTTCTGTTTTAATTTCTTCCTGTGTTGCGGCTTCCCGGACTGGTAACGCAGCACCTGCTGGCTGAGGAAAGGCCTTACCATCACTTTCCGTTACCAGCGCGGCTTTCGGCTCTGCTGGTAAATTATCGCCCGGCATGCAGTAACGAAATTTACCGTTCTGATTAACGCGTGCCAGCCGCCCCGTTGCGGTTACCACCGCCAGCGTGGAAGCAACCTTGCGAGTACTGACACCGAACTTACCCGCCAGTTCCTCACACGTTTTAGCCCCATCCTGACCGATAAACTCAATCATCATGTCTGCGGTAACTTTTTGTTCGACCTCCCCGGTCAGCATATCCTGTGCTTCAGATTTTACTGGCCGCTCTTCGGTTACCCGGGATTCACCTTCGCCAGCCAGAAACCAGGTGTGACCAGTTTTATCAACGACGCCTTTTCTTTTGAGTTCCCACAGCTCGTTGACAGCCTCTTCACGACTGATTCCAAGGCGAGCTGCCACCACATGTGAAGAGGCTTTTTTCAGTGCTTTCAGTGCGTCAGATACGGTTTCCATTAAAATTTCCTCCGGACAAAATTACTTCACAACCCTCATATTGCTGACATTTGGACGCCAGCTATCCCAGTTAAACGTCACCCATCGACCACCGTTCATGGTCATGCGGTCCATAATCCTCTCACCAAGAAGCGTACTCATTGCGGCATGATTCAGGTTTGTTAACATCCCGACACTGCACAGTGATGCTGTCCGGCGATCAATTATCTGGTGCAATACCACCTGCTCGTTTTTCGTCTCCCGCTGAACGCCTATTTCATCCAGGACCAGCAAATCAACCCCGCAAAGCTCCTGTAAAAATTTTTCCCCGGATTTGCCGTTGTCGTAGCTGTCATGCAACACGCTCATGACGTCAGACACGGTGACGATAATCACGCTGCGCCCCTTCACCATCAGCCGGTTGCCCATCGCCGCTGCAAGGTGATTTTTCCCGGTGCCGGTTTTACCGCTGAACACAAAATTCGTGCACCCGGTCATCAGTTCGTCAGCTATGGATTTGGCCTGGCTCAGCGCGTATTTTTGCCCGTCGTTCTGCACCTGATAATTTGCAAACGAGCATTTGCTGTGCAGAGGCTGGATGCCCGAACGATTCAGGATTTTTTCCACCCGCAACTGGCGATTCTGGCGGTTAATCTCCTCGCTGCGTTTTCGTCCTTCAGCAAGTTGCCATTCCCGCCACTCCTCCACCGTCCGGTACGGTGGAACCGACCCCTGTGGTGCAAGTCTGCGAATACGTTCAAGAACCCCAACTGCCGCAATGTTTTTCATTACACGTCACCCCCTGAATCCCGGCGGTATTTCAGTGTCCGGTTCAGAAATGTGATTCACGCAACGCTGCGCAGGCGAACGCCCCAGGCGGATAACCAGTTCATCCCATTTTTCCCGGAGTTTTGCCGGACTCATGATGTTTTTTACCCAGAACGAATCC